ATTTGCGTGATGTTTTGCGTCACGATGCTGTACCGCTTAGTTGCAGTTCGGCGCCCATAATGGCGACTTTGACAGGATCGGTGCCACTAATCTCGTACACGCGGTCACGCAGTTTGGTGGTCATGCCAAGGCGGCGGAAGATAACACGAGTGCCGTAATCGCCAATCTTGCCCATCGACGCGGTGCGCTCGCCGTTCCAAGTGTGGCCGCCGTCGTCTGACCAACGCAGCATCAACTGTGGGTTAGCGCCGACTACAGGTATAAAGTCGAGCAGGATATTCTGCCCACTTTCGGTTTGCATTATCTCAAGCGACTCAGTGCCCATGAGCAGTTCGTCTTGGAACCCGTAACCGTTCAAACCAACGCCGCTTTCGCAATCAATCTGAAGTGCGTGATGCGCGGTGCGAGTCAAGTTGTTCCCGCCCGTCGGCAACGCACGCCAAGAGCGCAGCCACTTCTGCACAGCCCCAGCGTCGGAGTACACGCTTAAATCAAACTGGTACAAGCGCCCATCTTCGTAGTCGCCAATAATCGGCACGCCGTTAAACCGTACGTGGCAGTTGCCACGGTGGCGCTTAAAGTCGCCGTTACGGAAACCAGCCCGTTCGTGCCAGGCGCCCGTAGCCGCGTCAAACACCCACGTCGTATCAGCATCCGTAAAGTTCAGCACGTAGAAGGTGTGACCGTCCTGCTGGTACGTATAGCCAACTGCATCGGCAAGGTTGCCATAACCCTGAATAGCAAACTCAACAGCATGGGTTGATACGCGCACGCCTTGGTAGCCATTGGCTCGATACACAATGCCCTGACCCCGAGCGTCTGCGCCAAGCCAAAAAACGGAGTTATCCATCTTGGCTACCGAGTACGGCGCAATACAGCCGATCTCGTTATAAGCGCCTTGGATACGGGTGAGCGGAAAATCGGCGTCGCCGGAGTTATACCAGACCTCCACGGAGTTCGTGCCGAATAACCACGCCTCTCGATGGTCAACGATTAGGGATACTAGCCCGTCTGGTGAACCCTCAGCGCTTGCAAAATCCAAGGGGTCAATCGACAAGCCGTCCAATAGGCTCGTGACCCAGACGCGTTGCGAGTTCGGTTCGTTAAATACAAAGTAACCGTCAAGATAGCCCACGGTCACTGCGCCGGGGAAATCCGGGTCAGTGATTTGCGCTAATATGTCGGTATCAGTGTTGTAGATATACCCGTCAGGATTAGCGGCAATAAAAATTTGCGTGCCGTTATCGGCCATAGATACTGGACCAGAGCCACTAATAGACCCAATCGACGTAACACTGCCTGCTTCAAGCAAAATCTTGCTGCCGTCTTCTAACAGTATAAAAAAATTGTCTTGTAGTTGCAGGAAGTTCTCTAACGTAAACGTGCTGTCTAAACGATAGAACTCGTTACCTGAAACAACGTAGAGATAATTACCCAACGAATATAGGCCGCGAATTGGCCCTTCTCCCAACGTGACCTTTAATGTCATGCCGGGGCAGCGTTGCAGGTAGGCGGGTTCCTTGCCGCCTTCGGGAATTACCTCTGGGTAAAGGTTTACCATCCGGTTGTCGGCTGCATTAACCGACCGGATTACATACGACGACCCGAGGATCGGCGTCTTCATTAGAAGTTGCCCGTAAAGATATTAAAGCGCGGGCGGTTGACGAGCAGTGCCGCTGGCATTGCCATCAGGTCATCCGGGTTATTGATGCGCTTCAAGTCGCGCTTGCTAGTCATAGCAATGCGCTGCACCTGCGGAGAGGGTTCGACACCAAACTCTGCTGCAAGTTCACAAGCCAAGTTAAATCGGAAAGCCCGCAGGTATCCCGGCGGAAACGCCAAGTCGGTGTCCAGCGCAGCAGGTTGAGTTAGCGGGCGCACAGACACAAAATGGAACTCCAGCACCTTGGTCGGCACCGGATAGATATAAATCTCCACGTTGGGGTAGGTCATGTTGACCCACATCAACTGCGGATACGTGGACGTTACCGTCTTAACAGCAATACTGTTGTACTGCTGGTTATTGATCAGTTTGATGCCGTACGACACGTTGGTCGAGGCGTCACGGAAATAGGTAGCGTCGTCCATTAGGATAGGACGCTCGGCGACAAACGTGCCGGTCGGTCCCATCGTGATCGTTCGAACGTTGGGCTGCCAGTTGTAGACCTGATCTTGGGTTGAGTAGACAGCCAAACGCTCGGTACTCCACGAGTCGAGCATCTGGTTCAAAGCGGTGAGGGCATCCTGCGACGTGGCCGCAGAAGGGACTTCGCCCTCGGCCAACTGCCCGATCAGCCGCAACGCGCCGTTGATTTGATCGGCAGCAGTTGTAGCCATGATTTACTCCTTACGGCGGCGACGCGTTCTCAACGCATTATGCTGAGAATCCCCCGACGCCGCCACATCTGACGACGCCGAGGGTTCAGACTCATCAGGGTTGGAAGGATCAAACTCCTCCCATCCTTGTTCCATATCTTCCCTCGCTTCCATCCACGAGATAGCAATTTTTTCCCCATGTTTGGGGTGGCGAAGGTAGATATTGGACATATTACGAGACGGTAAAGTTGAGCATGTAGACCGGGAACGTGACAGTGTTGGCAAGCGTGCCCGTTGCCGCAGCGCGGATACGGAGACGATCACCGGCTGCCACCACCAAGTTGGCTGCCGTGCCGTTCAGCGACAAAACGCGTCGGGCATTAGCAGTCAAAGCGGTGCCACCCGTTGACTTGGTGGTGTTAGCATCGGTCGCCGCCAACATTGCTGCGGTGCCCGACCCAGACGTACCAAGATTGGTAACAGTAAACGTGATGTAGTTAGTATCGCTTGCAGCCAACGCATCAACGCCTGAGAACCACGCAGCCGACAAAACGCCCGACACCGGAGCAATAACGAACACGTCGCTGTTGCCCGTTGTCGTAATCGTTGCGCCCTGCTGCGTTGCGCTGAATCCGCTACGCACGTTGGAATTAACGAGCGTGGCCGAGTCAAGCGAACCGTTGATAATCGCCTGATCCGCAAAAGCAACACCAATCGCCTGTGTATTAGGCATATCAATACCCCTTTAGGTGGTGCCCCCGGCGGGTTGCCCCGCCGAGGGCGTTGCTATTACGAAACGCGGTAGCAAGTCCACGAACCGTCGCCCGTCTTGCGAGCGCGGAAGTGACCCGACGTACCGTTGTCGACCTGACCAGCGCCAACCAGCGTCCAGCCCGTACCAACCGCCACGGTCACGTCATCCGTGCCCGCGTCGATGTTGATGACGTAGAAGTCGAAAGCCGAATCAACCTTATCAGCCATTGACGGATAGGCGGCCTCAAGGAGAGCCACCGTCGGCAGCGTCAAGTTGCCAGCCGTACCGTTAAAGGTGAAAAGGCCGTTGACCAACTGAGCAGCCGTTGCCGTAGCAGCAGCCGTCAGCGCGGTCGGGGCGCCCTGCGGGAAAAACAGCGGCTCAGTACCGCCCGCGCCAACCTGATATCCACCAGAACCATTAGGAAGTGCCATTTTTAGTTACTCCTTAAATTTAACCATTAGCCCCAGAGGCGGACAGCCATCTGCGGACGGATCACCGAGTAGCCATACAGCACGTCGATACGGCACGGCATACGGTCGTTGTTGATGTCGTACTGACGAACAACGCGCATGGAGACACCGTTGTGGACCTGACGCGAAGCCATGTCAACGCCCTGCGGGAGCAGGAGGTCAGCCGTGGCAAACGCAATCGCGTCGCGGTGGTACACGAGGTTCTGCGGGTACTGGCTCGAAGCGCCACCCAAGAACGTCACAGCAGCACCAGACTGCGGGAACGAGTTGACCGTAGCCAGCGCGTTGCCAGAGGTGTAGATCGCCGGGCTGATCTTCACAGCAGCATACGCACCGCCAGCGGCAGTCACGTCTTCCGTCACCACGAACTGCTGGAGCGAGCCAGTCGATTCGCGGGTCTGCGGGTTGACAGCGAACACGTTAGCAATCGTGAACACGTCGCCCTTCTTGATGGTCTCTGAACCAGTGCCGGTGATCGCAATCTCGGAAGCACCCTGAGTCGAAATCGTCGTGGTCACGGTGTGGGCGCCAGCGCGGCTGCCGGTCGTGAACTGCTTGATCGACTGCGACATAGCAAGTTCGTCGTAACCAAGGATGCCTTCGCCCATCAAGCCGCTCTTAAACTGCTTGCTAATCGTGGACACCGGGTTGAACAAGCCCTTCATGCCTTCCACGAGCGCGGCGTTAGCAGCCGGGTTCACGGTGGCGTAGCGGGGCGACATGCCAGCAGCGGCTTCGTTCAACTTCTGCTGCGCCTGCAACAGAACGAGCGAGGTGCCCGGAGTCGTGCCCGGAGTACCAACCGACTGGTAGATGTTGTTGAACGAGTTGGCAACGTCAGCGTCGATGCTGGAGGCCAACTGGCTGATACGCGGCTTCAGCACGCGCTCGGCAAAGTCGTCCAACTGCATCGTCATTTCGGCGGTCGTAAAGTTGACGCCGATGTGCTTCTGCGAGGCAACCGTCAAGGTCGTGAACTGCTCGTTGTCGTCCTGAACTTGCAGGGCGGCACCGTCGGTCACAAGAGCGCGGTCCGGCAGACGGATACGCAGCGTGGTGCCGATCTTGGCGCCTTCCACGGCATACGAATCGTCGTACTGACGGTTCACGTTGCGGGTGATTACAAGGTTGTTCTCAAGAATTTCGAGAGCCTTTCTCGTAATCATATCAATTGTAAGAAGTGTATTAGCCACGAAAGTGTCTCCAAAAAGATGTTAGCGGTTACGCGCTTCCCACTGCTTAATCTGTCGCTGACGCTCGCGCTCGATCCACTCTGACGCACTCATGGCCGCGATGGACCGTGGGTCTGTCGTGTCGTAGACCGGAGCGCCAGTGCCTTTTGCCGTGACAGGCTTAATAGGCGGGGGCGCACTGGTAGTCTTTTTAACCGGGGCAGGACTGTCGGCCATTTTGGCCTCAATCTTCCCGATTTCCTTAGCCTGAAGGAACTGCGGTAAGCGGGAAATGCGCTCGGCTTCCTTCGGATTAGACCCCAGAAAATAGGCTATATCTGGCCCCAATTCTGACGCCTGAATCGTCTGTGCCATCACAGTCGTGATCGGCAGCGAGTTGTTGTACGCGACTTGCTCGAAGTCGTCGTACTTGTCACGCGCCGCTTCTTCACGCTCGTGATACGCCTCTAAGAGAGCCATCTGCTCCCGCTCTGCTTCGCGTCGGGCGAGGAGTTCCGTTGCTTTGCGTTCGGCCAGAGCCTCGGCATAAGCCTCGGGGTCTTCGTCTCTGCTAGGCAGTGCGGCTGGCTCAACCGGGGTCGATTGCGCCTTTAGCACCTGCTCTCTTTCCCAACTCTTACGCGCTTTCCTTAGTCTTTTATCAATGACTTTATCCAAATCATCTTGTGTAAAGAGTTTTGGTTCAGTCTTCTCCGGCTCCGCTACCTCGGGGGTAGCATCTACGGTTTCCGGGGCTGCCGTAGCCTCGGGTTCCGACACGGCCTCTGCCGCTACAACTTCAGGGACTTGATTTTCGTCCGACATAAACTTCCTTACGGAAACCTGATGAACCGCATCAGTACGGTCAAACTTTAACTTACAAGTTGCATAAGCGCAACATTAGCAATCAACGCCGCCCTCAAAGTCCTTGTGAGTTTTTAGGTGCTCATAGGCTTGGGCGACGATGTTGAAGCCATGCAGGTCATACACAAACGAATACGTCTTGGACGCCAGCGGAGCCTCGTGAGGGGCGCCAGTGGCATAGGCGTTGACGGCAAAAGACGCCTTATAGGGACGCTCCAAGGTAATGCCAACAACTCGATGGTAGGCGTCATTGACTTGGATGCCGAACGGGGTTGCAAGGTTTTTCTTGATAGCCATAGTAATTCCTTATCCAAAGTACGGTTCAATATCTTCCAGCGTTAGGACAAACGTCTGGTTATCGGGATCGCTTGGGCTGGTTGAGACGTTGACCACCTGAATGACGGCAGCGTTCACCGCATCGTCCTTAGCGTAAAAGGTATAACTTTGATTGGACGGGATGGTTGAGTAAACCGGGCGCCCCCATACCGTCGTTGTGGGCTTGCAGCCATCAACCGTAGCAGCGTACACGGCGCCAGCATTGGCGCTAATTGAACCAAAGTTGTACGTGACGTTAATGCGAAACTTGAGGAACGAATTGACGTTGGTTGGGGTCACGGCGCCGGTTGGCGGGTCGTCCGTGTTTTCCCACGTAATCATCTTCGGCCAGTTCTTGGCGATGTTGTCCTTAACCCAATAATAACTGTCGCCGGTAGCCAACTGTTCACAAATGTTCACAAACCCAGCCGTTCCTGCCGTGGCATCGGAAATGGCCGTGTTGTTGCGAACGCTGATATTGGCGATCTGCGAGTTGGCGTTCAGGTAGGTATCATCACCGGCCAAAATCACGCCGGAGAGGCTAGAAGTCACGTTGCGACGAATGAACGTGTTGTTTTCGATGTAAATGTCCGAACCGTTCAAAATGTAGATATTCGGCGGCAGCGCAGCCGTTACCGACAAGTTGTCGTCAAATGTATTGTTTCGAATCGTAACGCGAGTCGTCGCATACGAAGTCGGCACTAACTGCTCGCCAACCAAAATGGTGTGGACGGCGTTAGCGCGGTTAGTAAACGAGTTGCCCTCGACCAGCACGTTAGTACAGTTGGCCGAGTCAGAGGTAACGTGGGCAATTTCAAGGCAGCAATCTTTGCACTGCGAAAACTTGTTGCCGATAAACGACACGTTGGATGAACGAGCAATTACCGCTGCGGATCGAAAACTACCGTCACCCGTGGTGAATCGGTGTTTGCGAATGACGTTGTTGGCAATGACGTTATTGCAGTTCGTGCCAGAGGCTTGGTAAATGCTGTGCCGGTCGCAGTTCTCGATAGTGTTATCAAAGATGTGCGAGTCGGTCGTGTTGGGGATATGGATGCCGTAGCCAGAGCCGGACACCGTACCCGGAATATCTTTCAGAATGTTGGCGTACACCATCGCACGCGTCCACGTTCCCGACGGGAAAGCGTTGAGCGAGATGCCGACGTTAATCTGCGTAATGTTTAGATCATGAAACCGCGTGTTGCTAATGGTCTGCCCAGAAGCAGCGCCGATAGCCGTTTGGCCGTAACCCGAGTTGTTCTCGCCAACCAGCGTCAGGCCGTCGATCTCAATGTCATCGCAAGTGCCTACCAACTGAAAAATGTATGCGCCAGAGGGGGCACTTGAAAGGAACACGCGTCCCTTGCCCGTAATGCGAATACGAGTTTTGTTCGTAATTGTCAGGCTGGCATTGACCAGATAGTTGCCGTTCATCTCCAGCGTATCACCTGCCGACAACGCGGTCAGGGCGGCTTGCAAAGCAACCGTATCGTTAGCAACGCCATCGCCTACAGCGCCGTAGTCTTCCGGCGTGATGACGTTACGAATCTGCTGAAGAGTCGCCTTAACCGTCGTTCCGCTCTCAACAACCGGAATCAGGCTGGTGCCCGGAATCGGATCGGTAGCCGAGACTAATTGTGAAATCTTAACGGTCGTAGCCATTACTTACTCCTTGGGGACAACGACCCAAGACTGCTTGTCTTCATCCCACGAATACATCTCGCCATCTTCTGGCATCGGCACCGGAGCCTGCCATTGGGCATTGGCATCTAATACCCAAGACGGATACGGCTGCGGCGCTACAAAGGCGTCAATGTCAGCGCGATAAGTGTAGCCGATACCCGCGTAGTTCTTGCGAACATTGCCGTTGTAACTGGTTTGTTTCCAGTTACCGCCAAGCAACTTCTGGCAGAACGCCACGCCGATGCTTTCTACCTCGTTGCCGTTAGCGTCAGACGTATCCTTGTTGTCTACGACGATGACGCGCTTAACGACGTTGTTCTCGTCCAATTCAGCAAAATGTGCCATAACCAATCCTCAATTTGGGCAAAACTCTTTAATCGTAGTATGGGCGCACAACGCCCTGGCCTGTTTATCAGTCCGTACATGGTACGCAGAAATGTGCGAGTAACCTAGTTTGGTCGCCACCCACACCCTTTTGTGTCCCATATACACCCGTAATATCTCTTTCCTCCAACTCTCCTTATCGGGCAGCACCGGATTTGGGTCGGTCTGGTACTGCTCGTAAGGCGAGTAAACGATGATCGGATGCACCATGCCTCGCTGCTGGATGTCGGCCTTAATAATTGGCATAAAGGCTTCCGGCAGTTTGTGCATGAAGATTCCTAAATCCGATAACGCATACTCCGCATAAAACTGTGGAAAATCGTTACGCTGCGCCTTGAGTATTCTCAAGATGCAACGCCGTTAAACTGCTCTCGTCCCCGACGTATCCCGCTGGGAACGTATTAAACGCCAAAGACACACGGTCATCGCCCTGCACAGTTTCTACCATGTGCGTCAGGCTTGACGGAAACAACATCAAATCGCCAGCACCAACCTCAAACCACCACGACTCGCTGTTGTAGAGGTTGTAGTTGTCGGTCGGCAGTTTGATCTGCTGATAACCGTCTTTGTAAAAGTAAATCTTGTCCCGTTCGCGGGCAGCCTTGAGGTACAGCACCCCAGACACAAACGAGTTGGGATGCGCGTGTTTGTGGTGGTACTGACCGGCCTTGGTGTAGTTCAGCCACGATTGCGTCAGGCGCAGCGTAACGTCGTGTTTCGGCGCATAGATAGAGCGCAGATACTCGTTAACGCTGGCCTCGGCAAACGCTTTGAGGCTTGCCATCGTGTCATGACGCAGCACATAGCGGTCATCGCTCGTCGTGTTGCCCATGTTGCTATGCATCGGCTGCTCGTCCACAAACGCCATTTCCTCGGCGGTGTAGTCCCGTCCAAGTTCAAACTTGGCGACAGCCGTCGGAAAGAGGTTGTATGTAATCACGCAACCGCCTTTTCAATCTGGGCAACGTAATCGTCAAACGCAGCCTGCTGCTCGGGCAACAGGATCGTCGGCACCGCGTCCTCAAGTTCCTTGATCTTTTCAATCGTGAACATGATTTCATCCCACGACGGTTTGGGTCGGGGGTCTTCCCAGCGGGTGATCTCGCGGTTGCTGATCTCCCACTTTGCGCCGGGGCGAAGCAAGTGCATCGCCGTATCAATGCCCATGAGTTGATAGGTTTTCATGTGAAGTTGACCTTGAGGATTACAATACCGGAGCCGCCTGCGAATTGAGAGCCGCCACCACCACCAGTATTGGCGGTTCCAGCAGTTCCCGGCGCAGACGGAACGCTTAAGCCGTTACCACCACCGCCAGCACCGCCTGTACCACCTGTGCCGCCGGGCGAAACACTGGAAATTCCACCACCGCCGCCGGCATACGTTACAGACGAACCAGAGATTGACGAAGCAGTTCCAGCGCCGCCGTTACCACCATTGTTGCCAGAGGCATTTGAACCAGTTGCAGACGCGCCGCCACCACCACCGCCGCCAAGGTTTGAGCCTAAACCATTGCCGCCATTGTTTCCTTGCGACGGACTGACAGAGGGCGTATTGCCTGCGCCTCCTACACCTATTGTTGGCGCGCCATCTCCACAGCCGCCGCCGCCAGATCCGCCTGCAACGCCAGCGGTTTGTCCAGTAGCATTTCGACCACCACCACCGCCGCCTGCGGAAGTAATGGTAGAGAACGTAGAATTGCCGCCAGGACCGCCTTGGCTGCTACTGCCTGCTGTTCCTCCAGCGCCTACGGTAACGGTGTATTCAGTGCCCGCTGTAATGGCTAATGCGGTTCCTGTACGGAAGCCGCCTGCGCCACCGCCGCCCGCTACGTTTGCACCACCGCCACCACCCCCCGCAACAACGAGGTAGTCAACGCTCACCGCACCCGCTGGTGCAATCCACTTCTGCGATGACTTGAAGGTGAAGATTGTGGCAGAGCCGATGTCGTACTTGAGGATGACAATGCCAGAGCCGCCTGCGCCGCCGTTGGCTCCCGTGCTTACATAACCACTTGCACCACCACCGCCGCCAGTATTGGCTGTGCCGTTGCCGCCAACGGTATCGCCCGACGTTCCAGCGCCGCCGCCACCTGCGCCAGCCTCGGGAATCGCGCCGCCACGGCTTCCCGCTGCGCCACCACCCGCATAGGTTACTGAACCGCCAGAAATGGACGACGCGGTGCCATCGCCGCCGTATCCTTGTCCATCTGTGTTGCCAGCCTCGCTTGCGCCGCCGCCGCCGCCAGCATAAAAGTTTGGCGCAGCGTCTTGGCTAGAACCGCCGTTGTTGCCTTGACTTGGCGAAGTGCTTGGAGTGTTGCCATTTCCGCCCGAAATAACGCCCGGCGAGTTGTGACCACCGCCGCCGCCAGAACCTCCGTTTCCTCCTGATGCGGCCGGGTTGCTGCCGCTACCGTATCCACCGCCCGTGGAGGTAATGGTGCTAAATACGGAATCGCCGCCTTGTGATCCGCTAGTGCCAGATGGGCCGCTTGCCGTTCCTCCAGCGCCACCAGCGCCTACGGTAATGGTGTAGTCAGTTCCAGCCGTTACCGAAAATCCAGTTCCGGTGCGGAAGCCGCCTGCGCCACCCGCGCCGCCTTGACGACCACCAGCACCACCGCCACCCGCGACGACAAGGTACTCCACCGCGCTAACACCGCTCGGGCAAGTCCATGTGCCGGTAGAAGTGAACGTGGCTACGACAGATTGGACGGGGACAGAGTATTTGAGGATGACGATGCCAGAGCCGCCTGCTGCGCCAGAACCGGCGTACCATGAGCCGCCGCCGCCGCCACCGCCCGTATTAACAGTCCCCGCCGTTCCCGGGCGCGCGGTTCCTGCAACACCTTCTGCTCCTGCGCCGCCGCCACCGTCACCGCCGGGCGCTGGAGATACGGGGGAGCCTTGAGCGCCGCCACCACCACCGCCAGCGTAAGTTGCGCTGCTACCGGAAATGGATGATGCTGTTCCGTCTCCACCGTAACCATTAGCATCGGTGCTTCCCGCTTCACCGGCACCGCCGCCGCCGCCACCGCCAGAACCCCAAGAAACGCCACCGTTGTTGCCTTGTGACGGGCTAACCGAAGGCGTATTGCCTGTGCCGCCAGATATGCCGCCAGAATTGCTACCGCCGCCACCGCCAGAGCCGCCATTAGAGCCGGTGCCTGCACCCTGCTGACCACCTCGACCGCCGCCGGTAGAAGTAATAGTTGAAAAAACTGAATCACTACCGTTTACGTATGCGCCGCCGCCACCGCCGATAGTAATGCTGTAATTTGTACCGGCGGTTACTGAAAAACCAGTTCCGGTGCGAAAGCCGCCAGCGCCACCGCCACCACCAATTTCATTGCCACCGCCGCCGCCACCCGCGACGACAAGATATTCAACTTGCGTCACGCCGGTCGGGGCAGTCCAGTTACCCGATGCGGTGAAAATCTTGTACTCGGTAAACCCTGCTGACACTCGCGCAGCAAGGAGCAAACTCATAATGCCGCTCATGGCTTAACTCACGTTGCCGTTAATAACGCAAACCGTACCTGATAAGAACAGTATTGTCGCCACGCCTCTTGTAGCCAATGACACCGTAGCCTTGTCCGCATCCGTACCCGCGATGTACGCCGTCGTAATCGTGCAAGTAATCGTGATAGCGCCCGAGGTGTTGTTGAAGATAGACACCACATCGCCAGCGGCAAACGTTGCGTCAGGAATCGTGATGGCGCCAGAAGCGCCCACCTCGATGAACTTGCCGACATCGCCTACGACAAGCGGATAAGAACTGGTCTTAGCCGATCCAGACTGCGGTACGTTGCGGAAACCAACGCTAAAGTTCTCATCCGGCAGCGTCACGGTACGCGCAGCAGACGGGCCGCTGAACGTAATGACTTGCGTAAATACCGGCACCGTTGTGTTGGCATCCGGCAGCGTCATCGTGCGGCTGGCAGATAACGTCGTCGGGGTCAGCGTGACGGCATACGAACTCGTACCGCCAGCGCGACCAGCCAACACCACCGCGTCCTGCGTAGCAGCAGCCTCAGAGCGCACTGCACTGGCAGCGCGGAACGTCTGAGCAGCGGTAAAGGTATTTGCCGTGCCGGTGACAAGACCGAGCAAGTTAGTGCCGGTCAGTTTGTAGTTAGCGCCGGAGCGAGCAATGACGTATTCGTCTCCTGCTTGCGCCGGTGCGCCAGATGCTAATGCACTAATCTTTGTGTCGGCCATGATTTACTCCAATTCGATTTTGCTGTCGTCTTCGAGCAGCACAAATGAGTCGTCTTCAAGCAACAAGAAGTTACCAGCAGGCGTCGGGGCAGTTGCTTGTTTCCCCAAGGCAATAGCGGAGCCTAGCCCTACGGCTACTCCATTCTGCACAGCAACGCCGTAAAAAGAGCCCATTAGTTTCCGCTAATCGGCTTGGCGTACAAAGTGCCGCTAGAAGAAACTTGAATCGCTGATACGCGCCAAGGACCGCCTGTTCCTTGGGGTACAGAAAACGGAATCGGCACGTTAGCGGGAATCGGCGTGCTGCTAGTCGTTGCAGTCACCCCGTTGCCGATGGTCACATAGGCGTCGCTTGTCGTCCAAACCAACAAAGCCTGAACGCCAGCGTCCCAAGTTCCCGTAGACCCGGCAGTACCCGAATAAGCAACAGTCTTGGCCGGGAACAGACTGTCATCTAACGGAATAAGTAATTGCATCGTCTATACCTCAAGCCAAGAATTTCAATTTATATATGGTCGATAAATACAAGCCAAATATGGCATCAAGTAGGTTTTGCAGCGTTGTGTCGTCTTTACTGACGACTTTATACCGCATTTCCTCAAGTTCCTTAAGTTCCTTTTCCAAAAAGTCAAGCACGTTGTTGGACTTCTGGGCAGAGGCTAGGGCAATCGGGCCGATCAGCCCGTGCCGCCCCTGATAGGCTTCCGCAAAGTCGTCTGCGAGGGGAATGATGCCCTCATAGAACTTCTGTAGTGCCTTGTGTTTAGCGTAGTTACGGGTATTCAGGTGCGTGGAATGGGTCACATCCCGCGCTAAAAATAGCCGTCCGATAAAGACTTCGCAGGTCATTGCGGCGGTAACTCCATCGGCATTTGCGGTGGCATTTCCATCGGCATTTCAGCCTCTCTAGGGGCCGGGGCTACAAGGTCATTAGAGGACAGCATCCCGCTGATCGTGCCCATCACAATGTCTTGAATCTGCTCTTCGGACATACCCGCCTGAACCGCGCTGATACGCTTGGTTTCGGCGTCATACGCCTTAATCTGCGCTTCCTGCTCCTTGATCCGCAGTTCCGTGGCTTCCATCGAACGCGAAACGTTCTGGAGCATCTGAAACATCTGATCCATCTCAGCGCCCATCGCCTCAATCTGCTGGTTAGCAGCCTGCAACGCTGGGTCTTCGTCAGGATCGGCAAGCAGTTTCGGATCAATGGTCTTGGAGAGACGCTTGGCAATCTCCTGCGCTCCCGGCCAATCCATGTTCTTGACGAACAGGTCGCCTGCCACGCCCCAAAGGTTCGGGTTGGCTTGCAGGATTTGCGACATCGCGTCCATCGCCTCTTGGCGCTTGGTCATGTAGGACGGGCCAGTCGTGACGGCTACGTCGTACTTACCAACGGACGGGTTGTAGATTTTTTCGATGACCACGCCAGCCTGATCCATCAACTTGCGGACAGGCTCTTGCTGCATCGGGTCGATACGCACCGTCGAGGTTTCCCCGTCAATGCCGATGATGCGAGCGATACGCTGGGTATCGTAAATCTTCGGAATCAAGTCAACGAGTTGACGCGTGACGTAGCGGATAGCGCGGGCAAGGTTATCGACGTAATGATATGACCCCGTATCGCCCTGACGTTCACGCGCCAATATGGCCCGACCCGAGCGCTCGTTCGACGTGGCGCCAAGGCTAGAGTCATAGTAGCCCGTCGTAGACTTAATGTCGTCCGACGCGCCCATCTTAGCCTGAATAAGCCCCGTTTGTGCAAGGGGTGGGGCGGCACGTTGGGGCAGCGGCAGCATGTTGCCAGCGCCGTCCGTAACGTCAGGATTGACCTCCAAATACGGCCAGTTCTGGGTATTGGCGGTCTTCCACTGATGCTCGTATCCCTCAAACTGCCCACCGTAGCCGATAAACGGCGCTTTGGGAGCCAAGGCGAGCATTTCCGCCTCTTGGGATACCCAGTAGTTGTACATGCGCTGCGCGTCTTTAGCGTTACGCACAAGGCCGCTAATGTAGATACGGCCCTCAACCTCATACTCGTTGCCGACAACGCGGACAACCGGAATCGACTTACCCGGCCACTCCTGCTCTTCTAGCACCTCGTAGCCGTTCGTCTTCATCCACTTAATCTTGCGGA